CATCCACTTGAGCGTTTACTTCAGCTTGTCTTTTTTCTTCTAGTATCTGATCGACACTAGCGCCAGAGTCCACTTTAGTATATAACTCTACAAATGAATTTTTTGTATCTTCATCAAATCTATTAGTACATAACTGAATAGCTTTGACTTTATCACCAAAGATAGCATACGCTTGTGTAATGTGTACTAATCTTCTGGTAGAGATAATCTCATCTACGCCACCATCGAAATACGTTCTTCTAATTACGTCTGCCCAAGTAACTAACTTGTCAACGAATTTAACGTCTGATTTACCAGCGGCTTTTAGAGTATTAACTAATATCTTTTTTTCAACAGACATTGTAGGATATTTCTGTTCAAATGTAACAGGAAATCTTTCTAAAAATGCCTCGTTAAGTATATTAGTACCGATAAACTTACCGTCTTCACTACCTTGCCCTTTAGTATTAGCAGTAGCAATCACGTTAAAGCCCTCTTTAGGTTTTACAAACTTGTTTATCTTTTTAACAAACACGCCTGAACCTTCAAGGATCGGTTGAAGACACATAATCTTATTACTTGCCAAGTCAATCTCATCAAGTAATAGAATAGCACCTCTTTCCATCGCCTCAATAACAGGACCATTTTGCCAGACGGTTTGACCATCTTTAAGTCTGTAACCACCTAGTAAATCATCTTCATCCGTTTCAATAGTGATGTTTACCCTAATTAATTCTTTTTTGTTTTCAGCACACGCCTGTGTAACACCCATTGTTTTACCGTTACCAGACAAACCTGTAATAAACACAGGATAGAATTTGCCTGACTTAACAATAGATTTAATATCTGGATAGTTACCGAAACTAACAAAGATAGGATCTTTTTTTGGCACAATATCGCCAGTTAAAGATGAAACAATATAAGCTGCCTCGTGTTTAGTTTCATTTACAGGAGTTTCCGAAACTTTTACAGTTTCAGTTTTTATAACTGGAATGTCTTCACCATCAATTGGCAACTTATAAGTTTTTTTATCAACTTTATAGTTTTTGTTTTTAGTCAACCATTGTGGTGGATACTTACAGCCAAATTTAGCATTGGCTTGTTTTAACTCATCAATAGTTAAAACATCTTTATTAAACATTTCAAAAGCGTGTTTAACAAAGTCTTTTTGTTTAGTGTTTAACATAATGTAGTCCTTTCATTATTAAATATACTTATATGGTATCATAGTTTTTATCAAATGTCAATACTAAAAAAAGTGTTGATTTTATTGACTTATTTAACATATTAGGCAACCTTCTCTATAAATTTGTTTAATAATATTCTGGATTTGATTCTTCCAGTCATAGATTTACTAAACAACTGTTTAATTTTACCAGCTTTCATATTTGGATTAACATCAGATAAATCAGTATTTACAACATCCATATCTTTAGCATTTACAACATAGTATTCGTTATAACCATTTTTACTTATAACAGCTACTTTATCTTTAGTATATTGCTGTCTTAATTTTATACCTTTTTCATCATATCTATTGCCAAAAATTCTTTCAGCATCCCAACCTCTTATTTTTTTCAATAAATAAAATCCTAAAGTGGTTACACCGTATTGTTTTCTTAAAACATTTAAAAGTATAGATGTAATTCCTTCACTACTATGAAAAAGACTATTATCATCAATAGTATAATTTTTTTTGTTAACTTTAATAACAGGTTTACCTTCAATGTGTGTTACATTTAATCCTTCATCTGTATTTTGATAATAACCTCTAGCATAATTACCAGCACCGTCAGTTAAAGTAATAAATGTTAACTTCTCAATTTTATATTTGTTTTTAAACATTGGCACAAGTTTATTACAAACTACAAGCGCTTCATTTAATGGTGTACTACCTAACTGATAAGATTCTGGCATACCAGGATTATATCTTTTATCACTATTAAAATAATCATCATTTAACCAGGATCTTCTAGTATATCTATTACCATAATATAGTCCCATAGAATATAGATACATCAAAGACTCATCTAATTTTGTTTTCTTTAATTTGTGACTAGCAATATTAATTAACTTAAATGAATCTAAACCAATATTACTATGTTTAACAATATAAGATTCATTCATAGGAACATTTTGATCGTGTTCACTTGTAAAAGCATAAACCTCAAAAGGTATTTGAACTTTTTGACAAAAATAAATTAACTGAATTAATTGATGTACAGTTTTTTCAATTACATCACACATTGAACCAGACCAATCTAACAACATCATCATACCGTGATTTTTTGTATTTGGTAATATTGTTAATCTTTTAAAAATATCATCACTAAATTTGTAATTCTTTAATTTAAGAGGATCTATAACACCTGTTTTATCTGTACTAGCTCTTTTATAAGCAGTAGCAGCTTTTTTCATTTCAAACTCTTTAACAAGATACATAATGGTTTTTTTATTATCTGATTTAAATTTTTTGAAATCATTTTTTAACCACTGTAAATAACATTTAGTTTCATATTTATTTTGATGTGAATAAGTAGCAAAATATTTTTTTATATCACTAACAAATTTTTTATTAGAGATTAAAATTTTGTCTAATTTTGGTTCAGGCAAAGTCATATAAGAATACGATTTTGTTTCATCATAAAGTTTAGATTTATTTTCTTCATAACTTTTATCAGTAATAACTGAAAGTTTTGTAGTATCGCCATTACCACCATTGTTTGTAGCAATTGTAGTTTCTTTTTTTTGTGATTCAATATCATCTTTTTTATCATCTAAATTATTTGAATCTTTAGATTGTGATTCTTTATCATCACCTTCATTAGCAGATTTTGAATTATCACTTTTTATATTTGAATTATTATTATCTTTAGCATTAACATTATTATCTGATTCTTGTTTATCATTTAAATTATAGTTTTCAATTAATGGATGAGAATCAAAATCAGGTAATTTTTTTAGTTTTTGAATTTGTTTTTTTTGCCAGTTTAACATTTTTTTTGCTAAATCAACAACATCATTAAAAGACTTTAATTTGTCAACTTGACTTAACCATACTTTATCTGTGGTTGTAAATTTAAAAGGCAATCTTTTTGAAGATTTGTAAAACAAGTTAATTTTATCAATTAACATTAAATCATTATCTAAATTTTTATTTTTAATACCAAAGAAATTTTGTTTCATCATTATATCAAAACCATTGATATAATTTTTAACAACACCAGGATATTTCTTTTGAATTTTTTTATCTATTCTACAATCTTCTAATACATTAACATATGATCTTAGTTCATCATCACTTGATATTTTTTTCCAACCCTCGGCTGGAGTATATAAAGCGTGTGAGCATTCGTGTGCGATTAACATATCATAAACATCGCCTGATTGTACTTTAAAAATAGGTAATGTTAAGATACGATTTAATGTATCAAAACTAGCAGTTTTAACTTTGTTATGTTGAACTTCTATATTTTCAGTAGCAATTAATTTTGCTAACTGGCTTTTTGTATCTATATTAATTTGTGTAGTCATATGATTATAATATAGGAAAAGTTTTAAAAAGTCAAGCGTATAATAATCCCTATATTTACTTATTTATTTAAGATAATTTGTTCTACTTTTGTTCTTTTTTAAGCGAATCAGTGCTTTTTAAAGATAAAAGTAGGCTCAAATTTACGACCAGATATATCAGGTCTTTTGAATCTACCCATATATCTTTGTTCTTGTTTCTTTTCAGTAGTATCGCCATCTAATGTAGAAACTTTTGATGTACCTTGTTGTGTAGATAGTGATAACCACCAAGTATCTGTGTGTTCAAAACCAACTTGTTTTGCTAAATCAACAGTATCTTCCTCAAAGGTATTATATTGTTTTGTGTTGGCAACATTCAGTGCTAAATGTTTGCCTTTTTTTAGTCCCTTAAATGCGTTGGCAATAGTTTGTTTTAAAAACTTTTCTTTCCACATATCACTTGTATTAAATTTGATACTTGATTGTTCTGGTTCATCACCATATGCTTCCCAACCAAAATATGGTGGACTTGTAAATACAAAGTCTAAACTTTCATCTTCAGGTATATACGTTTCACTACCTTGTCTTAATAATGTGTATGACTTATGTTTATGACCATATTCATCTCTAATCTTTTCTAATCCTTTGTAAGTAGGAATACAAGGGTCTGTACCTATATAATTCACACCAGCAGCAATTGCCCCTAATAAACGACCACCATAGCCCATACTTGGATCCCAAACTGTTCCTGCTTCAGTACCTTCAAGTGGACTATCTTTTTCTACAAAGATGTCATATAAGGCAGCGGCAGCCGTTGGTCTAAAATTAGAAACCATTTGTGTACCACTGTAACGTCTTAACATTGATCTAATATCTGAATCTGTTATCTCGTGTGGCTTTCTTTGTGGAAAGAATATACCTTTTAAAATTTTATTTAAACCTTTTTTAAAGTGTTCTTCGTCTTGCCATATTTCCATTGGTGTTTTCATTTTTCCACATTTGATACCCCAAGCGTGTTTCATATAAGACCAGGCAAGATTTAATCCGTGTGTTGATTGACCTATTACATTATTTTTACGATCTATCATTGTATCTCTTTTAAATGACATTAAAAGATTATACTTGTCATCTCTCCATCTTTTATCTTCGGAGTAATAAGGAAATCCTTTAGATTGTATTAAATCGTATGTTTCTTGTAATACGTCTGACATTATTTTCTATCTTTACCCGATCTTATTTCTAATGAAGACCATTGTGGTTTTCCACTTTTATCTAATGAACCTAAGTTGTAAGCAGAACCTGGTGGTAATTTTTCTATCTTACCACCTTTTTCTAAAAACTTTTTCATTTGTTCGTCTAATTCTTTTCTTTTTTCTTCTGGTGTTTTTTCTATCATAATTATCCTTAATACTCTACCCATCCTGTTAAAATATATTTCTCACCAGTTAATGGCATATTACCTCTATGTGTGTGAGTAAATCCTGCTGGCCAAATTATTAGTCTATTTTTTCTAGGTTTAATTCTTGTTTTTAAATATAAAAATTCTGTTTCACCTCCTTCAAAATCATCATTTAAATAAAGCATATAAGCAAGTATTCTTCCTTTTACTTGATGACCAGAATTTTCACAATGCCATACGTGATAACCTTCACCAGGCAAAGTTCTTTGTATTCTAATGCTGTAAATATTGTGTTGTGGATATCCATTTAATATAGAATATTTTTTAGAATATTCAGAATAAATAGATGACCAAAAGATATTATTAAATTCAGCAGCGTGATAACTAATACTAAAATCTCCAAAATTATTAAATGGTGGTACAATTAAATCTACTCCATTGTCTTTAACATCTTTAGGATCAACGTTAGGTCTTTCTTGTTGTCTTTGTAAGACAAGTCCTTTACTATCTAATTCTTTATAGTATTTGATATAATCATCACACATATTTGCTCCAAAACAATCATCAAATATTCCTATAAAGTCATCTCTTAATTCAATATTCATTTTATTTTCCTACATTCCAAAATAATGCGTTGGGTTTAGCATATTCTCTCATAACACACCACGCCTTTGCGTCATAAGTTGGTACAGATGGAAAAGGTGGTTTATCTTCATCTTTTACCTCTTGTGTAAACTTATATTTTGATTTATATAAGTTTGCTCTTCCTACTTCGTTTTGTTTCATTGTATGTCCAACGGAAACAACATTTACATCTTTTTCAGGAAAAGCCATTTGTAAACCTCTTGTTAAAGTACCACTAGATCCTACTGACCATATTTCACTGATTTGTATATTATACTCTATTTCTATATTTTTAGCAAGGTCCTTTATATCTTCAAATACTCTTTTTTCTTCTAATCCTAATGGCAAAATACGTCTCCTTTTAGGATCCTCGTAAAAATACTCTCTAGCCCTTGCTTTTGTTACTTGTAACATACCATTAGGTACCCACCTTATATCTGCCCCATAATCTAACGCTTGTTGTTGATATGGATGTAAATTATCTAATGATCTCTTTGCCATAAAAAATACTGCTTTTTTACCATATACTTTGGCTTGTAGTGTTAAAGATAGTTGAGCATATCCATTTGCTGGACATCCACCATATACAAATTCTTCAGCACCTTCTTCTATTTCTTCTCTAATTAATCTATCTACAAATCTTCTTTTTGATCCACCTTCTAATAGAT